CAATGTCAAACCATTTGTCTTCGTTGTCCATTGCCATTGCTTTGACTTTACCCATCTGTTAAGCCCTCGCGTAGTTCTTCCCAATCTGCGTCATCCAATCCACGTCTGGCGTATAGATTTCCTATTATATCATACAACAAATCTGCTACAGTGTCCTCGTTATCTGTGCCACCATGTACACGTTGCAAACCTAGTGCATTGTTAGCACTCAGCGTTTTGATTAGGTCAACGCAATTAAAATAGTTATTTGCTTGATTTTCGGTTTTTTGCTCCCAATCAATCTCTTTGATTGCAACATCCTCAACAGTAGATATCGCGCCAGCAATAGCCATCCAACCATCATCGTAGTTGGTACTAGAGTCGTGACAAATATTGTATAATTCAGTCAACTTTTTTAAAACTTGTTGTTTAGTCATCCTGTACTTCCTCAACTGTAATTTCATTATCCAAATACTCACCGTCATACTCTTTCCAATATCCATCCCAATTCATAGATATAATTCTAGCTTGGTTGGCACTTTCAGCTTCAATGACAGCCACTTGAGATACTAGATAGCTTCGGGTTACTTCATACTTGGGCATTATCAATCTCCTCTGTCAATGTCCAGCTATGGCGGCAGTTAGTAGTCCAGTTATCACCTTCCCAATCACATTCATAAACATCAACCCACACCTTACCATCAACAAAGTGCATACACAGGTCAAACATTCTCCCGTCTTCTTCAAATTGAATGCCATCGTAGTGCATCTCCTCATACTCCTCACCCGCCCATTCAGATTCATCAGTGTATAAGCCTGTGCTTGGGTCTACATCTTTAGGTAGCCAGTTGGCTATCCAATCGGGATACGCCTCTGTTTTATAGTGATGTATCAACTTATCCTTCTCGTGATCAGATAATACGAGAGGAAAACCGCTGTCGTAATTGTCAGTCATCGTCCCCACTCCTTAATCTGTACTAGGGTCTCTCAAAAATTGTTTTAGTCTATACTCTGGGTCGTCCAAGTATTGAAACAAACATTCAATAGCCGTGTAATCCCCATATTTAACATCTTCTAGGATTTCATTTACCACAGCAATCAATAAGTCAAAGTCAATATCTTCGCTTGTATCGTGGTTAAGTTGTTTGCGGATATTATTCATCGTTCGTTTCCTCTACACAATTACAGCCATATCTATCGAATACTTCCTCACTCCATGTGCCACCTTCAGTCAAGCCACACTCGCAGTTTTCTTCTTTATCGTTCATCGTCATTCTCCTCATCAACTAAAAAATGCACAACAAAGAGGCCTTCCGAATCCTTGCCGTATTCTGCATATATCTTATGCTTTTCAATAAAACTTGTTACAAGTTGCTCAACTTTAGAACGAGGCAGTATTTTGTAGTCACTCATTGGTTATCCCCTCAATTAACTGTGTTGACATTTTGTCCCATTCACCCCGTCTTACACGAAACTTTTTGTTTTGTACAGGGGTGCATATACGAACCCATTTGCGTCCGACAACAGCCCACACGAGCCGTGTGCCGGATACTGGTAGTCGCAAATCGTAGAAATCAACGCGATATAGTTTGGCGTTGTCCCACGTTGCTTCTTTGGGTTTAGGTATTTTCATTACTATTCATGTTGAAATGATAGTGTAGCTTGTCTGTCATTTCTTGCAACTTCTGCAAGTCATACACAGTTACTGCCTTGATGCCGCCCATGTCAACATCCAGCGCAATGTCCAACATCTCTTGTAATAGTTTCTGTGTGTCCAAGACAGTAGCACGTTGGTCATGGGTCAGATGATTCATTCTACGCCATCTATCTGCACGTTCTTTAGCCCGTTGGTTTTCCCAATAGGCTATGCGTTCATCTTGTGTCATGTTTTGTAGCTTCTTTGCCATCGCTCGTTCCTTTCATTGATTGACAATACATAACTCATATCGATAACCAAATACCTTGTCAACAAAAAAAAGAAACGGGGCTGGAAATGAATCCAACCCCGCTCCCCAACCAACGAACGAAACAACCTCACGAAACCTCGTAAGGTATCCCCAGTTTTAGCACCGCCTGTTTGTTCTTGTCAAGCCACATTTTACAATCCCACCGACTTTTTCCGACAAATAAAGTAACGTGCCGCAAATAGTCTACACAGTCTTTTTTCTTCACCAGTTCACGGTCTGTCTCACCAATACGAACGGATGAAGCAGGGACACAAAGCATCCACCTACCATCCCCCCGTTCAGCTATTTCTATTTCAAGCTTCTTCGTCTTCAAAGATAATACGTCCTGCTGAGTATACTTCATCTTGTTTTCTTTCTGAATCATGTTGATCATCTTCCCACGCTTCAATGTAAATATCGATAGCCTCTCGTATCAGGTCAGCTACAGCAACTTGTTCAAGTGCAGTCTTTTGCATTTGATGTGCGGCATAGGCTAACTTGTCGTATTGTGCTTCTTTCAGCAACAGGTTATACGTCTTGGTGGGTTCAAGAATCTTGTTTGGTCTTGGCATCCCGTACTTCCTTTTCAGATAGTTTATTCAATTTGCTTTTCTTTTTATTGGGGACAACCCTTTTACCAAATTGTCTGCTCCCCAATATCTTAGCTATAGGGTTAATTTTATTATATATTTTCATGTTAGGTTATCCCCATAGGGTAGGTTACATATTGGGTAACACACCCTGTCAATGGCTGTCAACCAATAAAATGCAGTTGACAATGTTAGTCATACAGATTACAACGGCTGACATGAAATCACCGAACTGGCTAAAAGGTTACATCGAATCGCTGGACATACAGCCATTGGGACGCTATCGATCTGACTGTCCTGTGTGTGCTAGAAAGAACACGTTCAGTGTGACGGATGACGGATTGCAACGACTATGGTATTGCTTTCATGCAGACTGCAATGTGTCGGGTAGGACAGGTATTACCTTGTCTCGACAACACGCATCTCGTGTCTTTTCTGGGTCACAGGCAGATGTGCCTGTTCCCCGTACTCGAAACACTTACGAATTGCCACCGACATTTGTTAGTCTTTCTCGTAACTTAGATGCCGAACTTTATGTAAGATCTGTACACGCATATGATGCTTATCTTGCGGGTAGGGCTGACATTCGGTACGATTTTAAACGAAACAGAGTTGCTTACATAGTTAAAGCTGACAATAAAATAGTTGATGCGGTTGGCAGAAGCATAGATGGACGCAACCCAAAATGGTATAGGTATGCAAATGCTGGAGAACCCTTTAGTTGTGGCGATAGTAGGATGGCACTTGTGGCAGAAGATTGTGCAAGTGCTTGTGCAGTTAGCGACTTAGTGACGGGAGTTGCGTTGCTTGGCACAAATCTATTAGACAGCCACGTTGACTTTTTGTCTAATTACCAGAAGATTTTTGTTGCCCTTGACAAAGATGCGACTGACAAAGCTCTTGACATGGTAAAGATCCTATGTAGAAAAGTACCTACAAAGTTGATGGTGCTTGACCGCGATTTGAAAAACATGACGAACGAGGAACGAAATGACTTCATACGATCCCACATCGATAGATAAACAGATACTTGGTTTCTGTCTGAACGTAGACTTTTTTAGTCGCGTAAAGAACATTATTGACAGAACCATGTTTGAAAAGGAGATGCGTGACATATTTGACACGCTGACATATTCACACACAAAGTATGGCAAAGACTTAACGGTAAACGAACTTGCAAGCTTGTTCAATGACCGCAACCCTGCCATGCCAGAAGCAACCCGCAACAAGGTGCATGAAACAATTTCATCCCTTGATGTGGGCAATGCAGATAACTTTGAATTACACGCTGACCTTGTGCATAATTTTTGGTTACGTGATCGTGCACGTCAGATTGGTGAGAAGGCCATAGAGATATTTACAGGTGATAGTGATGAGTTTGGTGAGTTACGCCGACTAATTGAAACTGTAGAGGATGGTCGTATTAGTGACAAAACTACCTACACAAAGGTAGAGGATGACCTTGAGTCCCTGTTGGACAACGAGGCGGGTGACCCCGACTTCCCTTTCGATTATGACCTGATTGCGGAGAACGTGTCAGGTCTGGACAGAGGAAACTTGGGTATACTATTTGCCAGACCAGAAGTTGGCAAGACAACCTTCTGTTGCTTTCTTGCGGCATCTTACATCAGGCAGGGCTTTAAGGTTGTGTATTGGGCAAATGAAGAACCCGCACCAAAGATTAAGTTACGCATAATACAATCGTATTTTGGATTGACACGTGAGGAGATGGTGCGTGACCGTGTTGCTCTATCTGTGAAGTACGTCGATGAGATTGCACCTCTGCTGACAATTATGGATTCCGTTGGCACCTCTGTAGAAGAGGTCGATGAGTATGCCAAGCTTAACAGACCTGACATTATGTTCTGTGATCAGCTTGACAAGTTCCGAATCTCTGGTGAGTTCAATCGTGGAGATGAACGACTAAAAGAAACCTACGTGTACGCAAGAGAAATAGCTAAAAGAAACAAGACGTTAGTGTGGGCTGTAAGTCAGGCAAACTACGAGGCACACGACAGACAGTGGATTGACTATTCGATGTTGGACAACTCACGCACTGGCAAAGCAGGTGAGGCTGACATAATAATTGGTATTGGCAAAACAGGATCTAGTGAGGTAGAAAATACTGTGCGTCACATTTGCATATCCAAAAACAAACTGAATGGGTGGCATGGTATGATCAACGCACAGATTGATATTGATCGGGGAATATATTACTGATGCCAACGCGGGGTGACATAAGAGAATCAGACGGGCGTATGTTCTGGGGTTACAATAAAGGTCAGGAAGACTGGCGTAAACCATCATCGTTTTGTGTGTCTGTGGCAAAGCGTAAGAACAGAAACCAACGATTACGTGAAATTCGTGGCAGGTGGCTTGACCTATATAAGATGAGTAAGGGTTGCCAAATATGTGGATACAAAGAACATCCAGTTGCTTTGGAGTTTGATCACATAAACAAAGCAGATAAGGTGATGGACATATCTAATATGCGGAAAGGTAACCTGAAAAAGCTGATTGCAGAGGTACGCAAGTGTCGTGTACTATGTGCAAACTGTCATGCTATACACAGTAAAAACCAAAGGGATGAAGAATGAATGTACTGACATTTGACGTGGAAACCACACACGTGGAAAAGGACAGTGGTAGCACGACTGCTTTGCCATACTTTGGAAACCGACTCGTTTCTATTGGGTACAAGTGGTTACATATGAATACAATAAATTATCATTGTTATTACCATTCACAAAAAGAACCACATGACTTTGCACCAGAATTGTTTCAACAGGCACTTGACGATGCTGACGTGGTCGTGGGACAAAACATCAAGTTTGATTTATCATGGATACGGGAGTGTGGCTTTGTTTACGATGGTGAGATCTACGATACGATGGTGGCTGAATATGTTTTATCCAAAGCGCAGCGTTGGCCTCTTGGACTTGCTGCTCTTGCAGAAAAGTATGACGTTACCAAAAAGGAGAAAGACCTCGTTGCACCGTATCTTAAAGAGGGGAAGACATTCTACGACATACCGTGGGAAATAGTGGACGAGTACGGACGGGCTGACGTGCTTGCTACAGAACAGATTGCGTGTAAACAGCTTCATGCCTTTGGCACTACCTTTAAGGAACTATATAATGCACCGGATTTTACTACCAACCTTGAGACTGTCGCTTGAGATGACAGATGTTCTTGCTCGTATGGAGCAGAACGGACTGAAGATAAATTTAGATACACTAGAGCAGATACGTCAGGAGTATCAGCGTGAGATGGATGAGTTAGAGATTCGTCTTGATGAGCTTGCACGTCATGCTATGGGTGACACGCCTGTGAATCTGTCTAGCCCAGATGACAGAAGTGTGTTGCTTTACTCTCGCCGTGTGAAAGACAAGAAGGCATGGTCTGGCGTATTTAACTTGGGTCACGAGATGCGTGGCAACACTATGAAGCCAAAGATGCGAACCCGCATGAAGCGGGGGGAGTTCAAGTCTGCCGTAAAGAACATGACTGAGGTTGTGTACAAGACACGTGGGTCACGGTGTGCAGGGTGCGTTGGTTTCGGTAAGGTAAGACCTGTCAACAAGAATGGTCAGCCAAGTAAGATACTGCGTGTCTGTAAGCCGTGTGGTGGTGCTGGTGTCATATATATGCCTACCCGTGAAGTTGCTGGATTCAAACTCTTGCCCCGTGATCCAATGGACACGGCGGCGGCTGGATTCAAGACAGACAGAACAACACTAGAAAACCGACGTGCAGAGTTATCTGGTGATGCCCTTGAGTTTGTTACAGCTTACACACGGTACAGTGCGTTACGCACATATCTCAATACGTTTGTAGAGGGTATGAAGAACAATGTTGACGACAAAAATTTTATACATCCAGAATTTATGCAGTGTATTACGGCGACGGGTCGTCTTTCGTCTCGCAATCCTAACTTTCAGAATATGCCACGTGGAAATACCTTCGCTATACGGAAGGTGGTCGAGAGCCGTTTCCCGGATGGGCTTATACTTGAAGGGGATTACTCGCAACTAGAGTTCAGGGTGGCTGGCTTTCTTGCAAAGGACAGTCAGGCTTACAAAGATGTAGAAGATGGTACAGATGTTCACAGCTATACTGCCAGTGTTATCGGATGCACAAGACAAGAGGCGAAGGCACACACGTTCAAGCCGTTGTATGGTGGTGTCACGGGCACGGATGATCAGCAACGCTATTACAGAGCCTTTAAGGAGAAGTATGAGGGTGTTACTGAGTGGCACAAGGAACTGCAAAAAGAGGCTGTGCGTAAGAAAGAAATAACCTTACCAAGCGGCAGACAGTATGCTTTTCCTTCTGCACGTTGGACTGAGTGGGGCACGGCAACCAACAGGACTGCGATCTGTAACTACCCTGTGCAGGGATTTGCCACAGCAGACCTGTTACCTATGGCCCTCGTGCAACTTGATAAGATGATGCGTACAAGAAAAATGAAATCTGTAATCTGCAACACTGTGCACGATTCGATTGTGTTGGATGTGCATCCAGATGAAAAAGATGGTTGTATCAATCTGTTAGCTCACTGTATGCAAAACCTACCCGCACAGACTATGAACAGGTATGGTGTTGAATATGATATGCCTGTCGGAATTGAATTAAAAATAGGTAAAAATTGGCTTGACTTAGAAGAAGTAGATCTGTAAGATTGATACTGTAACCCTAGATAAGGAGAAGGACATGATAGGGACAGACGTAATGAACATGGACGATATGGACGCAATTGTTAACGCATTTAACAATGACGATATGGAAACATTTATGGAAGCAAGTGGACAGGGCGGCAACTCAAACCGTCAAGTTGGTTTGCCCCGTCTAAATATTAACTACGATGCGGAAACTGAGGATGGTCAAACCCTGCCTCGTGGTGCGTGGAAGATGTATCTTGATGGTAGGTTTATCTACGCTGAAGAAGTTAAAGTAAGATTTATACTGCGTACCTTTGAGTATAGCCTGTGGGATCAAGAGACTGGTACATTTTCTTCCAAGTCTGTGCAGAAACCAACGTTGTCGGGTATGTTCCCATCAACTGATGGTATGAACAAAGCTGGTAGACTGACTCGTGAAGAAGAAGAGGCTTTGCCGAAAGATGATCCTGCATATCTAAGATCACGTGCTGTTGTTTGTAATCAAGTTATCTTCGGTAAGATTTCCGGTGACTTTAAAACAGCAGATGGTACTGAAGTTAAGATAGAAGATCAGCCAGTGGTCGCATACTTCAAACGATCTGGCTTCAAGCCTATAGGTGATTTCATCAGTAACTTGGCAAAGCAAAAGAAACTGATGCAGAAATGTGTTATCTCCCTTAAAACACACCGCCATAAAAACGGCAGTGTAACATTCTGGACACCTATGCCAGCATTGGTTGATGAGGTATCCATAACACAAGAAGATAAAGATTTGATGGCTATGTTTGCTGACACAGTAAAAGGCCACAATGAATCTGTAATGAACCAGTATCGTGAAGCTGTAAAGCTTATCGCTGACGATGACGACATTGATCTAGCGGCAGACTTCAACGATGCTAACGCTGCTTAAAATCCAAGATTACCTTTTGAAGGCAGGGCAGGGGGATGTAAAAGTCTCCCTGCCTAACCTTTCACAGTTTGCTGCTGATTGTGAAGAGTCTGCACACAAGCAACTTTCACGAGAGCGTGGTGAGTTTCGCATACGTATGTCAGGGCTGGGTCGTCCTCTTTGTCAACAGGTGCTAGAGAAACATGGCATAAAAGAGGAGATGGACTACAATGCTCTGTTTAGATTCTTCTTTGGTGATCTTACAGAAGCCGCCCTCATGCTTATCATGCGAGAGGCAGGGGTTGACATAGTTGACTTTCAAAAAGCTGTAGAACTTACGATAGATGGTGTGCTCGTAAAAGGGACACTTGACGTTATCATACGAGATGAGCTTGGTCAGGAGAAAGTCTGGGATGTTAAGTCTGCAAGTGATTGGGCATACAAATATAAGTTCACAGGTATGGGGGGCTATGACAAGCTCAAGGAAGATGACCCTTTTGGCTATGTCATGCAGGGCTTCTTGTACGCTGAATCTGTTGGTTTACCTTTTGGTGGATGGATCGTTGTCAACAAGTCTGATGGTCAGGTGGCTATGGTCGAGGTTCCTGACTGGTCTGAAGATGACAAGGCAGAGTACCTTGAGGACGCAAAGAAGCGTGTTCGTTTCCTGTCTAACCCTGAAGTAAAACCATTCAAGCCGTACAAACCTGAAGCTGAAACCTACAAGAGAGACGGTGTAATCATAGACACAGGAAACAAACTGTTGCCTCGTGAGTGCAATCTGTGTGGCTATAGATATCACTGCTGGCCTAATGCTATTTTACATGACCGCGTTACATCACGGGCAAAGAACCCACCACAAGTGTGGTATTCTACCTTAAAAAAGAAATCAATGTGATGCCCTATCTATTTACAAGAGAATATGATCTTGAGTTGATGAGCATGAATAAGGACATGTATCAGGTCTTTATTGAATCCAACCTAAATCACGGTGGGGAGAGGAGAGTAGTCATACTTCGTCAAAGCGAAAAGGGACTGCCTCTTACCTTACTTAATAACTACACGGAATCTGGTGGGTTGAATGTGGACACGGAATCTCGTGACATCAGGAAGATAGAATCAGAGTTACAAATTATAAGCAGAACAGCACAGTCAGGAGCTATTGTATGCGTTCCGATACGCCCATTGACAAAAGAACTTACGAGTATAGAAAGACTATCCCCGAAACTGGCAAGTTACGCAGCAAAAAGATTAGGTTCAATAGGGATAGCGTTTTGAAAAAAGCAGGATACAGATCACAGTTTGAGTTGAACTTAGCCCGTACTCTTACAGACAATGGCGTGGCATTTGAATATGAAACAATAAAGTTTCAATATATACCACAACCACGCAACTATACACCCGACTTCTACCTTACTGAAAGCGACATATACGTTGAGGCGAAGGGACATCTTACAAAAGATGACAGGGTGAAGATGGTGCTTATAAAGAAACAACACCCTGAATTAGATATACGGTTTGTTTTTGTACGAGCACAGAATAAGATTTACAAGGGCAGTAAGACAACGTATGCTTCTTGGTGTGAACGACATGGCTTTCAGTGGGCTGAAGGCACCATCCCAACAGATTGGTACAAGAAATGAGCGATACAGAAGAAATGGAAAAGAAGCTGGAATTAGTTTCCTTATTACCTGACAGGTATTACATAATACTTCGTCAAACTTCAAATGAAGAGTTTACCTTGTCTGCTTACGACACAACAGGTAAAAAGTACGAAGATGAAGATGATTTCAATCCTGCTATGATAGTGCATGAGGGTGCCTTAGATCTGATACGTCAGAACACAGATGACGTATATGATAACGGTGTTGCCACCATACAGTTTCGTTTAGCTGGAGAAGATATGCTTGAGGGTATAGAAGACCCAAAGATTAAAAAGCATGTAGAAGGTAATGTTGTAAGGGTAGATTTTGGAAAGAAACAATGAGCAGATACGAACAATACATGGTACGTAGGCTAAGAGAAGAGGAGCAGGAACGTGCTGGCAAAGAAGCATATGGTAACGTAGATGTCGTCAATAGTCCGGCACACTACAATCAGACAGGTATCGAGTGCATTGACGCAATCGCGGCGGCGACAGACGATGGGTTTGAACACTACCTGCAAGGAAACATCATCAAATACCTCTGGCGTTACAGATACAAAAACGGTATCGAAGACCTCAAAAAAGCACAGTGGTACCTCAACAAACTGATCGAAACAAAGGGAGATAAAACATGAGCAACATGTTACCAACACCATATCAACAGTTCATTCATAAGTCACGGTATGCACGGTGGATCGATGATGAACAACGCAGAGAGAACTGGGATGAAACTGTAGACAGATACATTGGCTTTATGCAGGATCAAGTGTTGATGAAACACAATATAAAACTGGATGATAAGACAGTGAACGAGCTACGGGATAGCATACTTAGCTTGGATGTTATGCCAAGTATGAGAGCCATGATGACAGCGGGTCCAGCTTTGTCACGTGATAATATCTGTGGTTACAACTGTAGTTACATTCCTGTTGATAATCCTCGTGCGTTTGATGAGTGCATGTACATTCTTATGTGTGGCACGGGCGTTGGTTTCAGTGTGGAGCGTGAGAACGTAGATAAACTGCCTGTTGTTTCAGACAATTTCGATAAGTCAGATATTGTTATAAAGGTGGCAGATAGTAAGCCGGGATGGGCGAAGTCTTTACGTGAGTTGATTGCACTATTGTACGCGGGGCAGGTGCCAAGCTGGGACGTATCTGAAATACGTGAAGCTGGTGCAAAGTTAAAAATTATGGGTGGTCGTGCAAGTGGACCACAGCCGTTGCTTGATTTGTTTGATTTCGTAGTTAAGGTATTCAAGAAAGCAAGCGGCAGACGTTTGTTTCCAATAGAGTGCCATGACATCATGTGTAAGATTGGTGAGGTTGTAGTTGTCGGTGGTGTTCGTCGTTCTGCTTTGATTAGCTTA